TCTCGATAAGTGCATAAGACTTGCCGGCCTTTGACGGACCTGCAATGAGCATTTTGTGACCCTGTCTGAGAACACCGTCAATAAGTGGCGGAGCAAGCTCAGGCAGGTTATCCCACTCAGCACTCAGGCTCTCAGGGTCAGGGAGATCATCATTGATACTCTCTATGTAATCTTTCCATTCTGAAAAGCTTTCTTTGCCTATGTTCTTGTCAATGATGAACTGTTTCTTGCCGTTCCTCATAACGCCTGGCATACGGCTAAGACGTGAAGGATTGCGGTTTTGTTTATCTATGTCAAGACCGCTTTCCTTGCAGACCTTGTAAAGAAAATCAACACGCCTGCGGTATTCATCATAGTTGGGAGCGTCTATCTTGACGATAGCGTGAACGCTCTTTCCGCCGCTGTATACAAGCACAGCGATAGGAAGTTCAAGCTCTCTCATCACAGCATTCTGCTGTTCTATAGGCATACTGTCGCTTTCAACAAGAGCATAGCGGTAGTCTGTTACATTCTCGTTCTTTACGCCCTTGCCGTCAAGAGGATTGAAGCGGATCCATGCTCCGGCTTCTTCCTTGTAGTCGCCAAACACCGCACCAATGTCGCCGTTGCATTCGCCAAGCCTCTTGATAAGCTCCCCAGCCGTCCTGTCACAGCACCCCTTTGTGGGCAGATACTTGGTCTTGCCGTCCTTTTCGGTTTCCCACGTTTGCGTAACATAGCCCACGTTCTCCCCTGCCTCAAAGAGTGTCTCAAGATAGGTGACTATCTCCTTGACAGGATCCCATTGGGCAGGCTCGGTGATCGGTATGCCCTCACCGCCGTTTACAAGGGGACTGCTTTCTTCTGCAACTATCTCGCCGTCCCAATCGTATGCCTTAAACTCATGGGGGCTGTATCCTCTTTCCTTTGCCATTTGCACGATAGTTCCTGCGGTCACGGGCTGAGCATTGCCGTTAAAGCCTTGCCACTTGCGTTCACACTCACCGCTGTGATAACGGCTGTCTGACCTCGACCAACTGTCCCAATCGTTCACGGAATAGCCCTCGTGCTTGAGAGCCATTCCCACGTTGACCCATTCTTGATAATCACAGCTTGCAGGGTCTATGTATTCAAGCATTTTAAGCAAATTTGTGTTATCCATTCACTTCTCCTTAGTTCTCAGGTGTGTATGTTTTCGGGTCGATATCTCTCGGCACTCTCCAACCATTGGCAGAGATACGGGCTATCATCTTGTTTGCGCTGTCAAAGCTCCAAGAGCCAACGTGTTCAAAACCCTTGCTTTCAAGCAGCCTTATCTGCTTTGGAGTGGTAAGTCCTGCATTGCGGCGCTTTTCAAGTCGGTCAAGGATAAGCTTTGCCTTGCCTGCGTTGTCTATATCATCAGGGAAAATGCCCAGCTTTTCAAGCTTTGCTTTCTGCTTGTCAGTAGCAGGAGCACACTCCCAGCCAAAAGCAGGAACATATGAGGACAAGTCCTCAGCCTGTATTGACATTTCATACTGCAATGGGTCAACGAGCTTTCTCTTGCGTGTTTTCATTTCTTTGAGCTGTTTTGCCAAAGACTCTTCACGCTGTGCCACAACGTCCTCGCTTGCCTGTTTTTCTGCCTCTTCGATATCCACTGCACAACCTGCCTCATTGGCAAGGTTTTCGGTCATTTTCTCAGCGACCTCTTCATTCTGACAGATAAGGTGTGCAGGTCTGCAAAGCTCGTGGCGTTCTGTGTGCCACAGGAAATCAAGCAGCAAAAGCTCTGTCTTTCCCTCGCAAAGTCTTGTGCCTCTGCCTACCATTTGACAGTAAAGTCCACGCACTTTTGTTGGTCTTAGCACGATAACGCAGTCAACTGACGGACAGTCCCACCCCTCTGTGAGGAGCATTGAGTTGCACAGCACATTGTATTCGCCCTTGTCGAAAGCTTCAAGTATCTCCGCTCTGTCTGTGCTTTCTCCGTTGACCTCAGCGGCGTTGAACCCTTTGCTGATAAGGATATCACGGAACTTCTGAGAGGTCTTGACAAGCGGCAGGAACACAACTGTCTTGCGTTCCTTACAGTATTTGAGCATTTCGTCAGCTATCTGATAAAGATAAGGGTCAAGTGCCGTGTCGATATCACTAGCCTTGAAATCTCCTGCCTGAGTTGATACTCCTGAAAGGTCAAGTTTCAGCGGTATGGTGATAGCCTTGATAGGTGAAAGATAGCCCTCTTTGATAGCCTGCGGCAGAGTGTATTCATATGCAAGGCTGTCGAACACCGAACCTAAGTTCTTCATATCGCCCCTGTCAGGTGTAGCCGTTACCCCAAGCACCTGAGCTTTAGGAAAATGGTCAAGCACTCTCTGATAGCCGTCTGAGATAGCGTGATGAGCCTCGTCAATGATAATGGTATCGAAGTAATTTTCCGAAAAGCCTTTGAGCCTTTTCTCACGCATAAGGGTCTGAACTGAGCCTACTACCACACGATACCAAGAGCCTAAACAACTTTGTTCTGCTTTCTCGGTGGCACAGCCAAGCCCTGTTGACTTCATAAGCTTGTCAGCCGCCTGGTCAAGCAGCTCGCCCCTGTGGGCAAGGATAAGCACACGCTTACCCTGCCGCACACATTCTTCCGTAACAGCCGAGAAAAGTATTGTCTTTCCCGTTCCTGTGGGCAGAACTGCAAGGACTTTGTTTATTCCCTCAGACCATTGTTCGAGTATAGCAAGCTTAGCCTCGTTTTGATATGGTCTTAAATTCATCATCAGAACGCACCGGCTTTCCAGCCCCCTGTCTGAGCAGGCTGACTATACTGCGGTGTCTGCGTCTGAGCAGGCTGAACGGTAGTAACATTCTCGTCATAGGCATAGAGCTTTTTAATCTTGTTGGACTGCCTGTCCTCACCGTCCTTGTTCTTGTAGTTGTCAACGTAGACGTGACACTTGCCTTTTTTGCCTGTGATAGCGTTCCAGTTCATTTTCAGCGGCTCGCCATGCTTTTTTAGTCCGAGAGCCAAGAAAAGTGCTGAGAGTTTCCACTCAAACTTGTTGCAAAGGAAGAAGTTTTCTGTTATCTCCACGCTGTCCTCTGCACCCCAAATGGTGAATGTGACCTTTGCCATATTGCAGGGCGGCACTTTTGCCGACCCCTCGTGTCTTGCACGTTCGTACTTTGCAACGGTGAAGTCATAGTCCCCCTCAGGGAGCAGAACAAAGTCCCCACCCTCGTTGACTATCTCATCTTCCCAGCCGTATTCCATAAAATTATCCATAGTGTTGTCCTCCTTTTAAAATGGTACTTTCTGATTTTCCCTGATAAGCGGCAGCATTTGCTCCCAAGCACCTATCAGACAGCCCTGTACAAAGTCGTCAGGATAGTTTGTAATAGGAGTATCATAAGGGAAATAGTTTCTCTGAGATACCACAAGACGTATATCCGATTCGCTTACGTTGTTGGCTCTCATAAGGTCTGCAAGTGCTTTCGGTATGCCCTCAGGGATAACGATAGGTGGTGCAACGTCCTCAAAGCCGCTGAGATCTGTAAGGGGTTCTTCTGCCTTTGGTGCAGCTGTTGGCTGAGCCTGCTGCAATGTCACTGCGTTTGATGTCTTATGAGGTGGCTGCGGTGCTGCTTTCGGCTGTGCAAGCTGCTCTTGCACACGTCTTGGCATCGGCACAGGCTTAGGCATTTCAGCAGGCTGTGTATACGCAAACAGGTGAGCTATACCACTATACTCAAAAGGCATTTCAGACGGAAGTCCGTCACGATTTTTAGCATCCCAGCAGGGGTGATGTGTGGTGTACATTACACGGTCACCGCCCTGAGCCTTGAACTTCTTGCCGTCCTTATCCACAGCTACTGCATATGTTTTGTAGTTTGCAAACAGCACCATATCTGCCCATTCTTTCACAAGAGGCGATATCTGAGAAGAGGTCTTTTTGCCGAGTTTCAGTTCCCAGCGGTCATAAGCACCCAGCTCGTCAGGCTGTTCAAACTTTCTCATCTGAGCGTGAGCCGTAAACACAACGTTGATACCGCTGTCAACTACCTCCTGCAAGAGATTAAGAAACTTGCCTATCTCCTCTTTCTCGTAAACATAGCCGTTGCCGTAGCCGAAATCTTCAATGCCTTTCTTCTGATGTGCCGAGCAGATCGTTTCAATGCAAAGCTGTTCAGCCCAATCAAATGTATCAATGACAAGGGTCTTGCAGAGCCTGCCGTTCATAGCTTCCTTTACCTCGTTTTTGAGCATTTCCCAGCTTGACGGCTTAGGGAAACGTCTGATGTTCAGCTTCTTTGTGCTGCCCTCTGTATCAATAAATACAGGGTCGGGGAACTGAGCCGCAAAGGTGGATTTGCCTATGCCCTCAGGACCATATATCACGACTTTCTGTGCGGAGCTTACAACTCCTGATGTTATCTCATACATTAAAATGCACCTGCTTTCCAAGTTTTCGTTTCTGTGTTTTCTTCTTTTTCGTTGTCCATCGACCTGCCGTCCTCGATAATGATACTGCACTCGTCACCTGTGGAAACTCTTGTGGCTATCGCCTGCAAGCCCTGTGCTTCAAGCCACTTGCCGAAGTCATCAAGGGTATCAGTATCCATTTGTTCAAGCTTGTCCAGCAGGACAAAACCGCAGTCAGGATTGAGTTTTCTTACGATAGAGGTAGCGACGATAAGCTGTTCTGCTCCGCTTATACTGTCCCACTTATGCCCGTTATACAGCAGCTCTCCGTCCTCAACGGAAAGCCCTTCAAGAGGCAGGTCGGCATTTTTGAGCAGGTCAGTTTTAGCCTGTCTTACGTCCTCTATCTGCTCAGTGAGATATGTATACTGTGAACTGTAATCCTCAGCGTCTATCTCAGCTTTTTCCCTGTCAAGATTTGCTCTTATCTTCTTGTTCAGCTCCTCGATATCTGAGATATTCTTTTCAAGCTCCGCTGTGCTTTCGTCCAAGAGGTTTTCTGCGTCAAGGCTTGCAAGCTTGAAGTTGTTCGCTGCCGCTTCATAGCTTGCTTTTGCACGCTCATAGGCAGACTTAGCAAGTTCCAACTGCTTTTCATAGTATTCTTTCTGGTCACGCTTACGCTGATTTTCGCCGTTGCGAGCAAGTATATCCTGCTGCTGTCTGATAAGCTCTGAGGCCGAAACAGGCTCGGCAGGGACGTTTGCATACACAGGCATTTCCTTTGCAAACTTAGATTTCTGGTCAGCTATCCTGCCGATAGCGGTACGCTGGTCATAGAGGGAATGTTCCTCATGCTCCAACTGATAGAGCGTATCGCCCACGCCGATTATTTTCAGCAGAGTTGAAGCTTTTTCCTTGCTTGACTGATTTATGAACTTAGGCAGGTCAAGTGCGAACTGTTCAACGAAGCTGTTCAAAAGCTGCTGACCGCCTTTTTTGCCTGTGCTGTCCGTGACTTTGAGGGAGCTGTTCTTACCCGAACGCTCCACCACGATACCATTATCGAGGGTGATCTTCAAGTGCGGCTCGACAACAGACCCCTCACGCTGAGGAGAGGACGGCTTATACTTATCTCCCCCAAGTGCCCAAGCGATAGCGTCAAGCACAGAGGTCTTGCCCTGCCTGTTCTTACCGCCGATAACAGTAAGCCCATTCTTTGCAGGCTCAAGCTGTACGGCTTTTATCTTCTTTACGTTCTCAAATTCAAGTGAGTTTATTTTTACTGACATTTTTCATTCTCCTTCCACTGGCTTTCCATCCATTCATCAAACTTTTGCAGTTCTTCATCTGTCGGCTCGTCCTCAGGTCTGCCCTTATCAAAACCGAGTGTACAGCCACTTTCAAAACAACAGCCTGCTATGTCGGCAGAGCATTCCACGTCATCGCCATATTTAATATATCCCCAAGCACAATCCTGACAGCACTTCATTACAGGGTCTATACAACGTGTCGGCAAGCCTTTCATTTGCCGTCACCGCCTTTTCGCACACTACTCATCCACGCACTAGCACAGCAGATGTCCTTGTATGTCTCGCCAAGGTCAAAAGCCTTCTTCTCATGTGGCTCCATTTCTTGACGCAGTGCTAAAAGGGTTGACATAGCACTTGTGAGCACTTGACATATATCCGATTTTGTACTATCATCAATTTGAAAAGTGTTTTCTTTTTTCGTTGAGCTTGTGCTGTTGGCAGACAGTGCAGGCTCGTTTTTTATATACTCTGCAAAATATGCACCACACGCAAAATCTTTTCCATCAAGCGGACAACCTTTGCAACTAACAGTAAATTTTGTACAGTAGTTTACCGCCTTTTCAAACTCCTCTTTCGTTATCATCTTTATCCTCCCTTTCAATAGGTCTTACGCTCATATACTGCTTGCCGTCATAGTCCATCTTCTTCACAGGTTCAATCCCTTTCTCACGGAGCGACCTTGCGGCATCGCCAAGCCCTCTGTCGAAATCCTCACGGGTCTTGTAAAATGCACATCTGCGGCAGTAGTCCTTCGTTGGCGTTACTGTCAGCGCACCGCATTCGTCAGACTTGACATTTGAATGGAACACGCAAAGGCTTACCGCCCCGCTGCCATTGTCAAGGGGCTTGTCCCTCTTAAATACCTCTCTCATCACTATCATCGTCTTCGTCCTCCTCAAATTCCTTTTCCCAGTGTCTGTATTCTATCATCAACGCTACGACGCCATACAGTGCCGACAGCACCACTATAGCCGCCGCTATGATACCCACTATGAACAACATTTTACCACTTTCCTTTCATTTCAACTTCGACCTTGACCACGGGTCTGCCTGCTTCTCTCACCGCACGCTTTATGCTCTCCTCTGCTTCCTCGTAGGCAGTTTCTTTTACGCCTACATACCACCTGTACGCTACATACATTGCAAGCACCACAACGAGCGCTACCGCTGCGGCACATCTGATTATCTCTAGTACGGCTATCATTTTCTCACGTCCTTTCCGTAAAGCGTGCGGAGTTTTTTAAGCCTTTTCTCGAAGTTGTCGATATCAATGCCCCACACCTCGTAGGCTATCTCGGTATTGACCGAGTGTGGCAGCCATGACTTCACGCCACGCTTTGCCATTTCTTCCTTAACAGCTTTCTTGATCTTGATAGTCTGCGTTTCACCTGTGCTGAACAGCTCCTTGATATCCGCATTGGTTATTTCGGGCTTTTCATAGTACAGCCGCACTGCCATTTCAATGTCAGGTGACCTCATTTTTATTCCTCCTCGTTTTATATTTTGTGGCTGTTGGGTAGTATTATTGTCCGTCATCGTCTGTCAGCTCAAAAAGCAGCTTGCCTGTCAAAGACCAATACTGCGTGACCTCTCGATATGGGTCATTTTCTTTTCCTGAGCCTTTAAGTGCTTTTGTGACAATGACCTGTCTTGTCATTGCACTGTCGCAGCCCCTCAATTCAATGTTGTTTGTCATTGGTTCACCTTCTTTTTCTGTCTTATTACTGTTGATTTTATACTTACCGTTGCTGTACACGATCTCTACACCGAGTACATCTGCAATGTTTTCAGCAATACGTCTACTGTCATCTACACCGCACATGAATGCTCTGATCGTATTTGCTTTCAGCCCTGATTTTTCAGCAATCTGAGCATATGTTAAGTGCCTTGACTTCGCAATCGTTTTGATGTTTTGCCGAAACTCATCAAACATAATTCCTCACCCCTCATTTTCTGTCCGTTGAATCGGACTGTTAGCTGTTGACATTTTCAGCGTTCTGAGTATAATTAATGTCAAGGACTTCATTGATAGCCGTTTCTATCTTGGTAGACTTTATCTCGCCTGTCATTATCTTATACAGATTAGATGTGTCGAGATAAGTTTCAGGAAGAAGCTTCTTGACTTCCTCAATGAGCCACTTCTGTGTCTTGTTGAGCTTAACAAGACGTACCTTGACTTCCACGCCGTACTCTGTCAGTGGTCTTTTACGTTCACTAATAATTAACACCACCTTTGCACAATGTTTAAAATTACAACTGATTATAGTATTGACTTTTACGGAAAAATGTAATACAATGTATTTGTGAGATAAATTATTACGTTCTTCCGTACTGTCTATGTTTGTATTATATTACGTTTCTCCGTAAATGTCAATAGTTAAATTAATTTTTATTACGGAATGTCGTAAGATTGTACGGTTGCACAAAAATCGAGGTGTAACTATGTCAGAATTGTACATAAGAATTGAAAATCTGTGCAAGGAACATAAAATTTCAATAACGGCAATGTGTAAAGAAGCAATGGTAAGTAGAGGATCTATCACAGATTTGAAACAAGGTAGAAGTAAAACTCTTTCCTCTGAGGCGATTTCAAAGATAGCGAAACTTTTTGACGTTTCAACAGACTATCTCATGACAGGCAATAAGACCGAGTCACAGAGTTCGGATATGGACGATAACATCAAGTTCGCTCTCTGGGGGACGGCAGACGTTGATGATGATGTGCTTGCAGACGTAAAGCATTACGCTCAGATAGCACGGCAGATGAGAGAGGATAAGAAAAATAAAGAATAGAGGCGGTACATATGGATAGTGCTGAACTGCGCAATTTTGCGGAGGGCAGAGACATTATAGTTATTGACGGAAAGCTAAGAAATGAGCAGAAGTCCATATCCATTAGTGATAGGGGACAATGTGCGATTGTGGTAGACTCTAAGAAGATCACCACGAGAGCAGAAGAAACTGTCATAATGGCTCACGAGCTGGGACATTGTGAAACAGGTGCATTTTATAATGAAAGAACGCTGGAGCTTCGTTCTCGAATGGAGTTTCGTGCAGATAAATGGGCAATAAAAAAGCTCGTCACAGAGGACGAGCTGATAGAAGCATTTGAAAATGGTATCCTTGAAATATGGGAACTTGCCGAGTTTTTCGGTGTGACCGAAGATTTTATGGTCAAGGTCTGTGAATTGTATGGATATTATAACAGGGTGATATAAAAAGTCCCTGTCAGCACCGCAAATACTGACAGGGATAGCACACAGAGTTTTCTCCTGCATGATTACAAATACATTATATCACCAATTTAAGACAATGTAAATGATTTCATAAATTGTTTACAAATGTCGATTTATAGGGAGGAAAAAATATGACTTGTCCAAATTGTAAAGGCGAAAACGCACCAGGCGTAGCAGTATGTGAATATTGTGGTCACGAACTTCCGCAGCCACAGAAAATTGATAACCACGTTGAGCATAACAGCAATATCGTTCAGCACATCACATACGTTACAAACGTCCAGCAGGTCGCACCGCAAGCTCCTGTTGAGCAGATAAGCCCTAAGAGCAAAAGCACAGCTGAAATACTTTGCCTGCTGACCTTTTTAGGCTTGGGCGGTTTGAACAGATTTTATGTAGGCAAAGCTGGCACAGGTTTGCTGTACTTCTTTACTTTCGGAGGTTTCTTTATTGGAGCAATAGTTGATATGATAAATTTGTTTCAGGGAAATTTCACTGACGCTCAGGGCAGAGTGTTAAAATAAAATCCCCTGCTAGTATTGTAAATACTGACAGGGAAAAAGGAAGTGTTCATTTGAATATTTTAGTAGATAAATTAACTGATAAGTCAAAAGAAGCCTTTATTATGGCAATAGAAGTATATAATAAACCTTCAATTAAATATAGAGTAGAAGGATTTAGCTTTTTTATATGCAATGCCTGGGAACTTATGTTAAAAGCTCATATGATTAATACGTTCGGAAATGAGAGCGTATACTACAAAGATAACCCAAACCGAACTATTACTTTGGAACTTTGCGTAAAGAAAATATTTACCAATGATAAAGACCCATTAAGAAGAAATCTTGAGAAAATTATTGAATTGAGAAATATGAGTACTCATTTCATAACCGAAGAATATGAAATGGTATACATTCCTCTTTTTCAGGCAACGGTTTTTAATTTTATTGAAAAAATGCAGGCTTTTCATAATATTGATATGACTGAAATTATTCCACAAAATTTCCTCACACTTACTGTAAGCTACAATACCATAGACAATGACGAAATAAGGGCAAAATATCCTCCTGAAATTGCAGAAAGACTAATAGGTACAAATGAGGAATTAACACCTATTATTGACGAAAATAACAGTCATTTTGCTATAAGAGTAAATCATCATTATTACATAACAAAGAAGAAAGACGAAGCCTCTGCGGTTGTTAGGATTGATAATAGTGCAGATAAAGAAATAAAAATCGTAAAACAAATGCAAAATCCTAATGATACATATAAATTTACCGCTAAGAAGTGCTGTTCAGAAATCAATAAGAAACTTGAAAAAGCAAATATAACTATGAAATTTAATATGTATCATTTTAATTTATTTTGCAAGCATTATGAAATTAAAGGAAATGATAAACTCTGTTTTGTTTCAAGAATGTTTTCACAGCCTCAATACAGTTACTCATTACAAACAATAGACTTTATTGTAGACGAAATAAAAAAAGACCCTGAACATATAATTCAGAATCTAAAAGAGAGATTACAAAAAAATAAGTCAACCCCAGGGGCAAAGGAATTCTAAGCACGAATGCCTACTCCCATTCGGGAACCCAGCCTTAATCCTTCACGAGTTAACTTACTTATATGATATCATATGCACATCTATTTGTCAATATGCACTGGCACAAATTCAGCATATTGCATAAAAAAATCTCGCCCCCAAGTGCTACCAACACTCAGAGGCGAGCAGAGCAGATACTACCAATATCAGCTCGATTCAAATTCACACTAACCCATTAAGAAAGGGCGAATTCTGCCCTTTTATTGTAGCACACTTTCGAGGAAGTGTCAAGAATAGGAGGAATATTTATGCCGATCTACAAAATGACAGACAAGAACGGAAAGAACATCAGAAAAGACGGTCTGCAAAAATATCGTGTGCGTGTCAATTATACGGACAGTTTCGGAAAGCCTCATCAGATAGACCGTGTGGCGTTCGGTGCAGAGACGGCTAAGCAGCTTGAAATCCAGCTTACACAAAAGCTCAATGCTAAAGAGATAGCTTCAAAAATGACTATCGGACAGCTATTCACGGAGTACATCACAGCCAAGCGTTCAGAGGTCCGTGAAACATCACTGGACAAGTCCCTAAGAATACTGAAAAAGAACGTCCTGCCCACCTTTGAAAGCGTGAGGATAGATAATCTGAACGTACCAATGGTGCAGAAATGGAAACAGGAGCTTTCAGAACAGGGATTGGCTATCGTCACACGAAAGAACATTTATGGCGAATTTCGTGCAATGATGAACTATGCTGTGAAAATGGAATACATTCCGAAAAATCCTGTTATCACCGCAGGCAACTTCAAAGCGCCCCTTGAAGCCAAGAAAGAAATGCTTTTCTACACGCCTGACGAGTTCAAGAAATACATATCGGCAGCTAAGAATTATGCTCAGACCGCAGAGGACGGCGGCTCAATGTACGAATGGAACTACTATGTATTTTTCAACATAGCATTTTACATGGGTATGCGAAAAGGCGAGATATACGCTCTGCAATGGACGGATATAAAAGACGGCTACATATCCATCACCAAGAGCATTGCTCAGAAGCTCAAAGGCGGTGATCGTATCACGCCGCCAAAGAACAAGCCAAGCATACGGACGATACAGATACCAGAGCCGTTAAGAGCAGTGCTGTCAGAACATTACGAACGCTGTAAGAAAGCAGTGCCAAAGTTCAGTGATGATATGTACATCTGCGGCGGTGAGCGTCCTATCCGTGACACGTCCCTTGAAAAGACAAACAAGAAGTTTGCAGACTTGGCAGGTGTCAAACGTATCCGTATTCATGACTTCCGTCACAGCCACGCTTCCCTGCTCGCCAATGAGGGCATAAACATTCAGGAGATAGCACGGCGTTTAGGTCACTCCAACATATCAATGACATGGAACACCTACTCGCACCTCTACCCACGAGAGGAAGAACGTGCGGTGAAGATATTGAATGAGATCGTCTGATTTGGCGTACACGAATTGTACACGATAAAGCTGAATTGTAAATATATGCTTGCGAAACATGAAACAAGAAAGGCGGCTTAAATGACGTAAAAGCGTGGTTTGCGAGTAGTTTTATAAAGCAGTAAAAAGCGGTGTGAAGTGGTATAATTTATCCCTCCTTCTCCGCCAAAAAGTCTCGTAAACACGTTGTTTGCGAGACTTTTTATTTTCTAAAGATATGACACGCAGAAAAACTTAATCAAGCAAAAAAAATCGGACAGCCCGAAGACTGTCCGATTGAATGTTTTTGTGATTATTCTATGGTCGTGATGTCGCTTCCGAACCAAGTTGTTGATATCTCAGCGAGCTTGCCGTCCTGCTTCATTTCGTGAAGGATCTCCTCGATCTTGTCGCAAAGTGCCTGATCGCCAAGTCTGAAGCCGATAGCGTACTCCTCTGGGTCAAGGCCGTCAGGAAGCACCTTGTAATCCTTGCCTGATGTGGATATCTCGTAGTTTGCAACTACTGAGTCAAGGAACGCTGCGTCTACCATGTTAAGCTCCAGCTGCTGGAGGGCTTCAACATTTGTTGCAAGCTCTGTTGTTGTCGCACCATTTGCTACAACGTCAGATGCAAGAAGTGTTTCCTGTGCTGTTGAGCCGTTCTGTACGGCAATGTTCTTGCCTGCAAGATCAGCCTGTGAAGCAACGTCGCTTGAGCCGTTTACAACGAACACCATTTCATTCTTCATGTAAGGCTCGCTCATGAGCATTACTTTCTTTCTCTCATCGCTGACAGAAAGGCCGTTCCAGATACAATCTATTGTGCCGGCATTAAGGTCCTGCTCCTTTGTATCCCAGTTTACAGAGTAAGTTTCAAGCTCTACACCAAGTCTTGAGCAAACTTCCTTTGCAACGTCGATATCAAAGCCTACAATGTTGTCGTTCTCGTCTGTGTAGCCCATTGGCTTGAATGTTGGGTCAAGACCAAGCACAAGCTTGCCTGAATCAAGAACTTTCTGAAGTGAGTTATCCTCACCTGTTGCAGCGGCTGTGCTGTTTGTGCCTGCTACTGATGAAGAATCAGATGTGCTTCCGCAGCCTACAGCCAAAAGCATCATGGCAGCAGCGGAAAGTGATGCGATAGTCTTAAAAATAGATCTTTTCATTATTAACTTCCTTTCGGGTATCGTCAAAATACCATTTCATACGTTTTAACACTTTAATATAATAACATATTATAACGTCACTGTCAATTATCATTATTGCCCAAACCTTTGCAGGCTGTGGGTGCTTTTTCATAGAAAATGACCGCAGATAGGCGAAAATCAGCACTTACCAAGCTTTTTAGCCCTATCCATAAATCTTGCATACTTGCCTATTACCGCTTCTCCCTGTGTGATACCTGCATTTTTCAGTATCTCCAAAGGCTTTTCGGGATAG